TAGCGCGGCCGGAAGTCGTCGCACAGTCCCGCGCCGGCAGGCGGATCCGCCACCGCCAGCACGCGGGCAAAGCGCGGCAGGTGATAGGCGCCGGCCAGTTCCGGGAAGCGGCGTTCGACGATGCGGGTTACGGCTTCTTCCACTTGAGCACCATTTGCGTGCCGGTCAGCGTTACGGCGGTGATGCGCTGGCCTTGGTTGATCAGCGCGCCAGGGCGCAGTCCTGGTAGGGCGGCAATCTCTGCGCTTTGGTTGCCTTGGTAGTTGCTGAACAGCTCGACGGGCAGTTGCAGCGCCGGGCGCAGGCCCCAGTAACTGTCGGCCCAACTGCCGACGAACACCTCGCCGTCGCCCTGTTGGTGCCAGATGAAGTCGGGGATGTTGAACACCTTGGCCAGGCTGTCCATGGCTTGAACGCCGCTGCTCAAGGAATAGAAGTAAGGCACGCGCATACGTGAGTACAGCGCATCCGGCACCCGGAAGCGGATACCGGTCAACCGGCTGACTTCGACCAGCACGGCGTGAAGGTCCACATGCCGCAAGGCCATGGGCAATGGATAGTCGAGCACCGACGTGAGCTCCCGGCAGAACAGCACCTGCTCCTGGCTATTGGCCGTGGTGCAGCGCTCAACGTAGCCGACGAAGTGCCGGTAAAGGGGCTTGTCGTTGTAGCCCAGGTCGAGCGTCACCAACCCGCGCTGGGCGGCGGGAGATTTGATCGTGAGACAGGCACGGCCAGGGCTACGCAGCTCCAGCCTTACGTCGTGCTGCACCAGGTCAAAGGGCTGGCCGTTTATCCTTACCGTTATATGGGGCTTCAAGATACGGGGCCCACATAGTCGTCCACGCGCTTCAAGATGCGCTCAAACCCGCTCAACTCGGGCGCATCCGGCTCTCCCGGTGGCGCAGCCACGCTATCCCCCATGCCGCCTTGCTGTTGCACGTTGTTATCAGGGCGCCGCGTTTCAACCCGTTCTGGATTCGACAGCCTCTCAGTCAACGTAAACTGCACCCGCCACGCGGCCAGGCTGTCATCCTCCCGCGCCGTGAGGGTGTCGCTGAACGTCACCTGCCGCACCCCGAACGCCTCGGCTGTGTCATTCACCACCCGATAGGTTTTGAGCTGCCCGCCACTTGCCGTGGCTTCCGCCAGGCGCATGACCTCTACCAGATGCTGCCGATCGCGATAAGGAATCAACAGTGAAACCGTCAGCGACTTGGGCTTGAAGCCCTTGTGTGCGCTGTCGGTGTTGCTGGTTTGGCCCGACAGATCGCCGCTCTCGATCCGTAAGTTGGCCGTGACCTTCAGCGATTTGCCATTGATTTTCTGACCATCGAGTAGCAGCGTCATAAGCCCACCAGCTCTCGGACAAAGCTCAACCCATCCTTCGGCCCGACCAACAGCAGCCCCGCGCACAACACCCATTCATGGCCGGGCGCTGCGTCGGACAACAACTGCCGGCGCAATTCGTCTCCGGTCCCCGGGCCGATCAACCGGGCGACCATCGCCGCATCTGGGGTTGGGTTGGCCAACTGGTCCTGCAGGTCTCTCAATTGCTGATCCCGCGCTGCCGCCTGCCCCACCTTGCGCACAGCCAGGGCAGACAAATCCGCCAGCGGCGAGCTGTCCGCCGTGTAGCTTTCCAGCGCCGCCAACTGCCCCGACAGCGAGCGCTTCGCCGCCTGGGTGACAGTGCAACGCTCCAGCGGCAAGGTGCCCCAACTGGGTAGAGCGGCAGACGTGGGCAACTCCCACTTTTCCGCCTCAAGCCGCGACAAGTACCGCGCGCGCTTCTCGGCGCGTTGTAACTCCGGTATCGGCATCAAGGCATTGAACCGTGCCAGCGCATTCGCCAGCTGGTCATAGTGGGTGGATAAAAACATCAGTGCCAATGCGTGACCGCCGGCCCCGTCCAGAAGCTTATCGGCCAACACCTGCAACAGGTTCGGCGCAGACAAAAACCGCTGATACCCACGGCCCTGACCAACACCGCTCTGAAACGGCGTAACCACCATGCAGGCGGGCGCTTGCCCCATCTGCCCGGCCATGGCGGCACGCCCGGCGGCGACGGCAGCTTTTGCAGCGGGCCCAACCGGGCCTGGGCTGGTGATCGCCAAACCATCCAGTTCAGCAAGGCGCTTGGCGGTGCTTTCCAGTTCGGTACGAGCCAATGTTTTCGCAGGCCCCAGATCGTCCATCCACTTTGTTGCTTGAGCAGGCCAGCGCATGGCCACTGGCGCCCAAGTCACTCTGGCACGCTCCACTCAATGGCCTGCATCGCCGCCAAGTCTTTATCAGTGAGGGTTTTCGCCAATGCCCGTTTCAACACGTCAGCGTGTTGCAGCGCAGTTTGCTTATGCTTGAGCAGGTGCAGGCCCACGGCATAGAGTTGATCGTCGGTATGGTCGCGGTAGGTCTTCTGTTCGTCGTCACCGTAGCAAGGGTAGGGCGCGTCCAGCCCGCTCAAAATCAGCCCCGTCAGGTTCAGTTGGTCCTCTATCGCGCTGTCGTAACGGTAGGTTTGCCCCAGGGCGTCAGCGGTAAAGCCGGAAACAATCAGTGCGGCGCAGCGGCTGTTGATCATCTCCAGCTTTTGCGGATACAGCCGAGCCAGCACCGTGTCCAAGTCGTCGACCCATTGGCCGTCTTTCCATACTTGCCCAGGTTGTGGGCGCAGCATGGTATAGCCGTTGGGGATCGGTCCTACGCCGGTTAACGTCAGAGGCTCGCGGGTGTTGGTGTTGTAGACGATCAAGCCGTTGAAATAGTCCAACAGTTGCCAGCGTTTGCCGTTCCAGTGCTGGATTTTGTCTTCAGGCGCCTCGGGTGGGGCCACTTCTACACAGCCACCGGGCATCAGGAACACGCCCGGCTCCAGCGGTGACTCATCGGCGGTGACGGGGCCGACATACAGGCCAAGGTTGTTGGTTTGGTACACGGTCTTGGTCAGCATGTAGAGCCTCAATACTTGATGCAGATGAGCAAAGCTTGGTTCACCGGGCGTGCCTCGCTGCCACCGGATGCGGCAATGGTTACGCTGTGCGTGTGCGCGGGTTGCTGGCCGGTGGTTGCGTCGTGAGTGTGATTTCCGCCGCTGGCCACGCTGATGTTGTGTGTGTGAGCGCCTGCGGCTGAGGTATTTGCACCGTGAGACGCGCCCACGGAGTAGTGACCGCCGCCCTGGCCCGAGGCTATGTTTAGAGCGATTGGCCAAGTCAGGTGGCTGTGTACACCTTGCACGTCACTGGATGCGGCGTGGGCGTGCTCTCCATTGGCGCTGATCGTGATGCTATGGTTGTGCGCGCCCTGGGCGTCAACGCTGGCCACATGATCATGCGCCGCGTTTTGACCGAGCTGATCACTGCCCAGTGTCCGACCTGTATCCAGCCCGCGTCCCTCATCCAGGCCGCGAACAAACACCCCACGACTGTCGCCAATGTTGAACGTGGTGCTGCCATCGCCGGCGCCGTAACGCGTGCCGATCACGGCGAATAGTTTCGCGAAGACCGTCCGCGATACGTCGGCGCCGTTGCGCTTGAGCCAGCCCGGCGGGGCGGTGGGCATATCGAAGGCGGCAACCATGCCCACCAGCGAATCGCTGATTTTCTGGTCCAGGTTATTCAGCGCCTTGGTGGTGGCCAGGATCTCGCTGCTATTGGTTGCCGGGTCATCGCTTTTCGCGTTGGGCAGTTGATCCAGCTCCACGTCCGCCTTGGTCGTCGCCCGTGCACGCAGCTCTTTGTAATCCCCGTTTCGAAAGGCAAATTGCTGTACCAGTGGACCGTTGATCGGCTCTATGTTGCGTAAGTCCGTCACAGATCGTGAGTCGGCCAGCTGTGCCAAGGGAACGAAGTAATGCTGAATACCCGCAACGTCTTTGTAATCGGGGAGGTCTTCGCCCCACGCCACTGACCACTGGACGCCAACGCTGTTTTCCTGGCGCACGAGGGCCACGTCCAGATACGCTTTGATGGGGAATTCGGGCGGTTCGACAGGCAGGATCTCTGCCTGATGAATACGCAGGCCTTCGACATACACCAACCCTGGCTTGAGCTGATAAGTCCCCTCAACCTGCACCAACTGCAGCCCGTCGCCAAAGAAACACGCCCGCCCAAACACATCCCGATTCGCCAACCGCTCGCGCTCATCGATGTCGCGCAGGCGCACCGTAAAGTCGTGCTGCCAGGTGCTGGCATCGATGGTCACATCGGTCAGTGCCTGGGCCCCATCAAACACCAGCAGCATGTTGCGCGTGACGTTGTTGCCGACTTGATGCGGGGGGACGTTTTTACGTTTTTGCTGCACCGGCACATACGCCACGGCCAGCAGCACATCTTCGCCACTGACCAGGCCGATCCAGTTCCAATCGAAGTCGCCGATATCGCTGCCCATCATCAGGCTGTACACCACCTGATTGGGGTTCACGAAGCCTTTCTGCGTGTAGATCTGGGTGTGCACGATCTGCCCCGGCGGTGGCCTCGACGCGTCTCGGTCCACGGGCTTTGTAGGGTCTAGATCCGGCACCAGGGCCAACACAAAGCGGCTGACCAGCAGCACGTCATGGGCGGCTTGTTTCTCGGCAATCAGCCGTTCGCCGGCACGGGTAATGCTCGCGGTCATGCCGGGCTCCTACAGCGTGGCGACCAGCGTTTGCTGGTCGTCGTTAAAGTCGGCCAGCGCCATCAGTAGCGTGACGGGGGTGATCGTTTCGAAGTCGTAGCGCCGACAGGTGCGGCCGTATTGCTGCACGATCACGCGTAGCAGCTCGGGGCTGTCCGAGAGCTGCGAGTCGCTGAGCTTGAGCACCACCACGTCCCAATCCCGTTCGGGCAGGCGTTCTTCGATCTCCACGTAGCCGACTGCCAAGCGGTTGAGGATCCGAATCAGCCCCGCTGTTGAACCAGCGTCGACTGAGTTGATAAAGGCGAATTTCACGCGCAGGCGATACAGGCTTTCTGGCTCGCCGCGATAGCGCGTGATGTCGCGCTGCCAGGCGATCAGGTCGAGAATGGTCTGGTGACAGTGCTCCGGGTCCATTTGCAGCAAAGGCCACTGCACCCAGCCCTCGACGGTTTCCCACCAGGCTTGGGCGATGGATTTGAGCTTGGCCAGCTCACCGGCATTCAGCCAAAAGGGCAGGTTGAGCTTAAGCATCGAGCAGCACCTCCAGGGCTTCGATCCGGGGAATGTTCAGCTCGGAGAGGATGTCTGCGTTGGCGAACCGCAACGACTCGATGCGTGGAAATTGCGCGTGCATCTCTTCGCCCAATCGGCTGAATGAAAAGCGTGACTGTGGATAAGTCAGCGTCGGCTGATAGTCGGCCGCCGTGCTTTCGCGGAAGGCGGCGCGGATGAATTGGTCGATCTGCGTGGCGAGCTGGCCGCGTTGTTCCTGGGTCAGGTTGGCACGTGGCCACACCTTCACCTCGATCGTGTGCAAGGTCTCCGGCATCACGTAGACCATCAGGTCGTCACCATGGCCATGGTTGCCGTCGTCGCGGATGTGGGCGTTGATCTTCTTCAGGTACTCATCCGCCGGCACCCCGGCGTCGAACAGCACGTAAGCATTGGCGCTGCCGGGCCCGCGTGGGGCGCCGTGCTCAAAGTACACGCCGTCGGGGTGCACACCGGGAAAGGTGGTGATCATGGCGCGGTACACGGCGTCGGTGTGGTACTGATTCACTGCTGAAAACTGGTTGCGAACCCGCAGACGTAGCTGATCGTTCGGCTCGGCATCGGCGCCGGGTTGGGTCAGCCAGTCGTCGGCGTTCACCACCTGCACAATGCCGGGCACCGGCACCGGCAGAATCGCGTAGTAACCCGGCGCCAGGTTGTAGCCGCTGCCGGCTTCGATGGCCTCGATGGGGATAGCCCGTTGAGATTCGCCGTCGGAAAAGGTGCCGGGCAGAGTGGTGACCAGCTCGTAGACATGCCCGTTGATGGCAGCCGATTGCACCCGCGTTCCCGCTGGCACCTCAAGCGTCCCGGCCGCTGTGGTGCGGGTAAACAGCAACGCGCCCAAGGCTTTGGTCGAGGGCTTGCGCTCAACGTTTACCGCCCAGGCGAGTGTATCCAGCCAGGCATCCACGGCGGTTTGCACAAAAAAGTTGGGCAGCACCGTGTCGATGATGAACTGGATCAGCCATAACACCGGCTGAGTCACCAGCGCCGACACGATGCGCCAGAACGGCGAATAGGCACTGGTGTTACTGATCTTGCTGCCTTGTTCGGCAGCCTGTTTTTCCCAGGCCTTTTTCAGTTCGACCTCGGTGGTGGGGATGTCGGCGTCCCGCAGCGCCTGCTTGAAATCCGCGCTCACACCGTCACCTTCACATCGCCGAATTTCACGGTGGTCGCGGTCACCAGGTATTCGCCCGGTGCTTGTCGTAGGATCCGCGCAGTGCCGGGCACCAGGCGCACATCGTCTTCTACACGCAGTTCCAGCTGTTGCAGGCAATCACGCTGGCGCAGCGGGTCGCGCTCGGCGACCAGTGTTACCAACAAGCCGCTTTCGCGGATCATGTGCGCGATGTCCTGGGCGATGCTGGCGCGGTCATCGATCAGCAGCGGTTGGTTGGACGGGTCCAGTACCAGATCATTGCCGGCAATCAACAGGTCGATGTATTCGCTCATCCCGCCATCCCCAGCAGCCCTTCCAGTTCGTGGGCGGTCATTGGCTTGTTGGTGTGGATCTCGACTTTTTCCACATGGGTGCCGCGATTCTGCGTGGCGGTGTTCTGAATGCTGGTGAGCAAACCGCCAGGCGGCACGGCATTGGCGCGGCTGGGGGAAAGCGAAGGAATTGCCGCGTTAATCGTTTGCTGGGCGCGCTGCGCGGCCTCAAGGCTGTCGAGGTTCGGTCCGGTTGGCAGCTCGCCAAACCGCGCCTGAATATCCACGCCGGGAATGGTGTTGAGCATCGCGATCAGGCCGTTGATGGCACTGTGAAAGATCGCCACGATCCCATCCCACGCGGCTTTTGCCACGCCCGACCAACCACCCATGGCATCGAACCAGGCCGACAGTGCTGCCAACTGGTCGCTGACCCACTGGAACGCGTCGGTGTTCATCAGGGCGGTGGTCCACTCATCCCAGAAGTAAACAGCCGCCACGATCACCGCCACCAGGGCAACGATCCCCAACACGATCCACGTCACGGGGTTAGCCCATAGCGCGGCATTGGTCAGCCAGATCGCCGCCTGCCACAGCGTCATCGCACCTTTGACCAGACCAAACCACAGCACCAGTGCAGCCAGGCCCGCCACGTACAGCGTCACCAGCAGGATCTGCATCAGGTATGCGCCTACGCTGCGCCACGCCACCAGGTTCAGCAGCTTCCACAGCGCGATCACCGGGATGGCCACGGAGCGCCACACGCCAAAGGTGAAGGTCATCAGCGCGACGAGCGCGGTCAGTCCGAGGATGGTGAGCGCGGCCAAACCGATCACCCGCGTCAGGTTGGGGAACAACGTGGTCCAACGCACCACCGACGAGCCGCCTTCGGCCAGCCGCTCGATGATAGGGTTGAGCGTGGGCAGCAGCTTCTGGCCGAATGCGATACGCACGGCCAGGATGGCGTGTTCAAAGCGCTCCCACGGGTCGGCAATGGTCCTGGCCATCTTCTCGGCCTGCTCCATGCCTTTGACCTTGCCCAGTTGGTCGATGCTGTTGGCCAGGTCGCCGGTCTTGGGCAGTAATTGAGTAATCAACCCCATGGCTTGCTTGCCGCCGAAGGCCTTACTGATCATGTCGATTTCAGCAGCATCCAACTCACCATACTTGGCGTTGATCTTGGCCAGGATGTCGATCATCGGCAGCAAGCGGCTCTGGCTGTCAGTGAACGACAACCCCAACTTGGCCTGGGCGCCGTAAGCCCCGGCGAGAAAGGCGCGGTACTTGGTCCCGGCTTCGCCGCCGCTCATGGTCGCCTGCAGCGTGCCGAGGATGGCGATCTGTTCCGCCGCCTGGATCCCCGCCGAGGTCGCGCTGGCGCCGAGTGCGGTAAACGCGTTGCTCATGCCCTGGCCGGTGGTCTTGAACATCTGCACGGCGGTGGCGGTTTGCCCGGTCAGTTGCTCAACCCACGCGGCCTTACCCATGGCATCGGCCTGTTTCTGAAAGATCCCGTACATCGTGCCGACGTAACTGGTCACGGTCGCCGCGTCGGCTTTGGTGGCCTTAGCCAATACGTTGGACGCGTGGGTAAACACCGCCAGCTGGTTGCCGGTAAGCCCCGCGATTGCGCTCTGAATGTCGTAAGCCGAACGCACAAACCCGGTGGCGCTATCGCCGTAGGCAATGCTGAATTGCAGCGACTTTTGGTTGAGCAGATCCAGCGCATCGGCCGCCACACCCAGGCTTTCCACTTCGCCCAGCGCTGCGTTCTGCCCCAGCGCCGGGGCCATGGCGGCCTTGAGCGCGTGTGCCGCGCCGATCATGCCGGCCATGCCCACGCCCATCTGTACCAGGCCTTTTTGACCTTGCATCGCCAAATCGCTAAAGCCGGTTTTGACCTTGCCCAGGGGCTGGCTCACGCGGTCTACCAGGCGCAGGATGAAGTCGAGTTTGCTGGTGGCGGCTGCGCTCATTCAGATACCAACGCTGTTTGAAAATCGCGGGGAAACATTAGTTATTCCAACCAAAATCAGCCTTTCAACGCCCTGGCAATCCCGTTCGCGACGGCGATCTCCATGCGTTTCCAATATTCACTTTCCAGCCACATGGCCGTGCCCAGGTTATCCGCGGTGGGCTCGGCGCCAGGTAGCCAGCGCTCGTTCAGGGCCAGCAGTTGGCCCAGGCTGTCGTCGTTTAAGCGGTCAGCACGGCCGAGGGCTTTTTTACGACGACTTCAACGTCTGGCGCGTATTCATCCAGTAGCGTGCCGGCCAGTTGCATCGTGAACACCGGGTTGCGCAGCAGCGGGCGCAGCGCGTCGAGGTGGGCGGGCAACACGGTGGTGGTCAGCAGGTTGTTGGACGGCGCCACCTTGTTGTTGGGGGTGACGGCGTTGAAGTACTTGGTCACGTCCTGGGGGGCGAGGGTGAAGGTGAAGTCCTGTTCGCCGATTGCCAGGGTGATGTCGCGGCGGTCGCTCATGGTTGGGCTCTTTGGTTGAGGTTGGAGAAATAGGTGTCGAGGCACTGTTCCAAGCGTTTTTCGAAGCGGTGTTCAAGCTTGTCCAAGGCCTTGTCGAAGGCTTCCAGGCGGCCGTTGTGGGTGGCCATCTCGATGCGCAGTTCCAGGTTTTCGCGGCGGGCGGTGTTGACCTGGCGGAACAGGTAGATCTGAAACCCGGCGACCCAGGTGAGCACCAGTTCGGTCAGTAGCAACATGGCGCTGATGTGCAGCGGAGATATTTCCATCAGGGCTGGCCCCAGGCGCCGCGTCCGCAGAAGCGCACGGCTTGCCATAGCAACCAGGCCAGTGCGGCGTCGGTGCCTTCCTCCAGCAGGGCTTCGTAGAAGATCCGGTCGGCTTCGCGCTTGGTGAAACGGTGGGTCTGATCGGTGTAGAGGTAGTCATGCACCACAGCCGGTCGGCGGATGGTCGGCGCTTGGGTGTCCACCCAGCGGCGAGCGATGCGCGGCACACTGGCCAGGTCCGACAGGTAGCCGGCAGGCACGCGGATCGACCGACCGTCGCGGGTGCCATACAGCAGCGGCTGGATCACTTCCCAGCGTTCGTGCCCTGGCCGGTGGCGCAACTCAAGGTGGCTTTCAAACGGCATGCTCAGTAACTCCAGATCGCAGGACTCGACAGCCGCCCACCGGCTGGCGCCCAACCCAGGTGCAGAAACCGCGCATCGCCTTTCTGGTGGATACCGATGCGATTGAACCCTAACGGCAACGCCAGGCGCAGCAGGTGCAGGGCTTCGGCCCCCCGACAACGCACATCCACGGCGCGGCCGTCGAAGTGTTCACCGGGGGCTGATTTGCTCGCTTCGCTGGGGTGCCGTGCACAGCGATAAGCGCTCGCCAGTGGCATGGGCTGGCCGTAGGCGTCACGCAAGCGTTGCAGGCGCGCCATATAGGCCGGGTCCATCTCGCGCCCGGTGCTGTCGCACTGGCCGCAGCGGCAGCGCAATTCGGCGTAGGCAAAGTGTGCCCAGGGACTGTCGCTCATCAGCGCAGGCCCTCAATCTCGCTGGCGTCCAGGTACGGCACGCCGTTGATGCGGATAAAGTCCGGACTGGTCACGTCAAACGGCACCTTGTGGATACTCTTCTGCCCGCCCTTGGGATCGATATCCAACAGGCTGGAAATCTTCAACCGGCAACCGAAGGCCTCTACACGCAGTTCGTCGGTGGCGGTCTTGGCGAAGAACAGCGCGTCGAAGGGCTCCAATTTGCGGAAAGATCCGGCACGGTTTGCCGCCTCGATCAGCAGCCCCAGGTTGGCGCTGTCCAACTCGAACTCGCCGCTGGCAGCCACATCGCCATCCACATACCCATCCGGCACACCCTTGGTTTGCGCCACGGCGCTGTTATCGGTGATGTCCAACGTGGCCTTCTCGATATGCACCTGCAGATCGCCCAGGCTCACGTCGAAATTCATGCCGCTGATTCGGGCCATGGGTTATTCCTCGTCATCCAGGGACAGGTCCAGGGCGATGTTCGCCGTCAGGTCCTTGGGGCAGTTGTAGGGGCGGATGCGCAGATAGGCTTCGATGGTGGTGCGGTTCTTCCACACCAGGGCGATGTCGCCGTCTTTGGGTGGCTGGATATCGCCGGGGAACTGTTGGCCGGCAAAGGTTACGGCGCGGGACATCTCGCGCAGCGGGCGCATCAGGCGAAGGCGGGTGTAGGCCATGCTGTTGGGCGTGCTGTTGACCTTGCGGTCGGCGACCATCTGGATCAGCAGGATTCGCACGCGACGTGCGGCCTTGTCGACGATGCGCAGGTTTTCCACCTCGGCGAAGTCGCTGCCGGGGGCGTCCAGCAGGTTGGCGTCACCCCAGAACATGCCGGGATAATCGGGGTAACTCTGCGGGACGGAGAAGCGCATTTTGTCCAGCTCGGCCAGGGTAGCAGAGGCCAGCGGCACACCGTCTTTGTCCACAGGTGTAGGGCCCAGGCCGACCAGTGCGCCGGTGGCGACACGCATGGGGCTGTCGGCGATGCTCACCGAGTCGTTCGCCAGGCGACCGGCCAACACGCCCAGGTCATTGCCATGCAGTTGCGGCACCACACCCACGCGCGGTGCGGCCACATCGCGCAGGAGGGAGCGCTGTTCATCGCGGTACGCCGACCAGTCCTGCGCGGGTGCGATGCCGGCACTGGCGGCCAGCACGAACACGCGGCGACCGTAGCGGTTGATCAGGTTCATGGCGGCGGTGTGCATGGCTTCGATATCAGCGCTGGCGCTCACCGGCTTGGTGATGACCACGGCTTCTACAGACACGCCCGCACTTTGGGCCTGATCCAGCGCGTCCTTCCAGTCGCCGTCGGCGGCCAGCGGAACGGCGGCGCCGGCCCAGCGGTCGCCGCCGTTGTTGCGGGCGGCGGTGATCTGGGTTTTGAGGTCGCTGGTGGCCACGCCCAGTTCGGTGTCCAAATTGCTTTGGGTATTCAGTGCCAGCAGCTTGCCGACGTTCTTGGTCGCCGGGCCGATAAACAGAAAGTGGCGCTCAATCGCGGTGACCGGGCCCTGGCCCAGGTTGAGATTGTTAACGCTGACTTGACCTTGAGCCATTAAGCGGCCTCGTTACTTGGGCGATTGAAGGGTTTGCTGCACCACGGTGCGCACGATCTCGCGGATGTCCTGCGGGTCGGCGCCGAGGGTGTCACGGGCAGGCAGATCGATCTTCCAACTGCGGCGCTTGGCGGTCACGGTGGTTGACAGCCCCAGTTGGTGCTCGCGGGCGATGCGTGCGTTTCGTCGTTGGCGCCAACCGAGGGTGGCGGCGTCGGGTGACAGCTTGGTCACCTGCATGCGCGTGCTGAGACGGCGTAGCATTTTGCGGCGGCTCTTTTGTTTACGCGGAGCGAAGGGCGAGCCATCCAGATTGCGCTGGGTGCCGATGCGTCGGGTGTTGCGCGTGCGCAGGCGTTTGCTGGCGTTGTTCAACAGGCGCCGCCGCTTTCCTGCCGGCAGGGCCAGCAGTTGCAAACGTTGTTCGGCCTCGATCAGCCCCCGGATATCGAAACTAAGCATCGGTGCGATCATGGCTGACGGCTCCTTGCTCGGCGATCCACAGGTCATAGGGCACAAACGCCCAGCGTTTGTCGAAGGCGTGGATCTCGCCGTCGGCGTCTTCGGCCAGGTGCAAGGGTTCGATAAAGTCCAGTTGCAGCTCGATGTCGGCGACATCGGGCGTGAGCTGATCGACTTCAATCACCGGCGCGGCCAATTGATCGTCTTCGCGGCCGGGGTCGTTCACTTCCAGCCAGGCGCCCAGCAGCGCCATCAGCCGTGCGGGGCTGTCGGCGAAGCGGGCGATCACGATGACGGCGCGGTAGCGCATGTCACCCATGTGCAAGCCCTGTTCGGTGGGCTTCCAGTTCAGGCTGAGCGTGACCTGCTCGGCCCAGCTGTCGAACTGCTCGGGCGGTACCAGAAAGCGGTCCACCAGGTCGCGGGTGAGGGCGCGCAGTTTGTCCATCAAACCAACTCCGCCGTGACACGGCTGCGGCCCTGGATCAGGCGCACGGCTTGTTGGCTGAAACTCAGAAAGCGCTCGGCGGTTTCCGGGGCTTCCTTGGCCAGGTTCTCGGCTGACTCGCGGCGGACAACGGTGGCGAACTGGCTAAGCAGGTAGGCCTTGGCGCGGCAGTACACGGCGCGTTTGTAGCTGGCGGCCATGAAGGTGCGTTCGGGCAGAATCATCGGATCGGCTTTTTCCACCCGGGTGATACCCACGGCTTGCCACTGCGCTTTGCGCCGGGCCAGGTCATGGTTCACTTCGCCCATGGCCAGGGCGATGCCGTCCACCAGCAGCTCCAGCAGGTATTCAGCCGGCAGCCGGTAGCCGCGCTGAAACTCGGCCACGTCCAGGTCGGGCCAGAAGCCGTCATTGACGATCGGCTGGGCGATCAGGGTGATGGGTCTACCGGAAAAACTCATGGGCATCGCTCAAATAAACGCGGGGGTGGCTGCTTGTGGTCATTGGCACGGAGCCATGGCCTCGGCAGGCCCCCGCTGGGGGGGTAAGTCGGTTCAGGTGGCGTCTTGTCGGCGCAGCGCTTTGGTGGCGTCTTCATGGCGGGTCTTTACGCCAATGCCGGGGTAGAGCGCGGTGGCACGTTCGAAGTGCGTGATGGCCTGGGCCCATTGCTTCTGGTCCATCGCCAGGATGCCGAGCAGCTTGTGGTAGCGCGCCGGGATGCGTTCAAACAGCTGCCATTCACCGTCCACGCGTGGCAACAGGTGCGACAGGTACGGTTCGGGGCTGCGTTTGGCGTCGTGCTCGGCCTCGGCCCAGTCGATCATCGCGTCGGCGACGAAGGTGGGGATGTCGCGCCGGAATCGCTCGGGCATCGCCTGGCCTTGCTGCAGGGCGAAGTCGGCCAGCTCCAGGCCCGCCTCAAACTGCTCGGTATCGAACAACCACACCATCACCTGCATCAGTACCGGGTTGGGGTGGTTGAGGCCGGACTCGCGGTAACGCCGCACGTAGTCCAGGTACTTGGGCAGCAGCTCGTCACGTTTGAGGCGCTGACGTTCGCCCAGGTTGTTCAGGTCTGAGAGGCGTGCGCAGTCTTCGGCCAGGGCAGTGGTCATCAGCGCCAGGTGTTTTTGCGCATTGGCGGGACCGGCCAGGGCGGTGGTCGGGGTGTACACCTCAACGCTGGCGGCAGGGCCTTGTTCCAGTACGCGCTGTTTGTGCTTGAGGGCCAGGCTCATGCTTCAGGCTCCTCGGGCGGCGACGGCTCGACGAACTCCACGTTGCCCGCCTCGATCCCGGCGAATTTGCCCAACTGCTCGACCACATAGCCCTCGTTGCGGCTGTTGTAGTCCTCGGCGCGGGAACGCTTGGGGTTTTCGATCAGGTAGCGGCGCCAGGAGCTGTCTTGAAAGTAGATCGACAGGTTGTCGAACGAGGTCACCACAACGCCCTTGGACGGAAAGTGTGGGCAGGTGTAGGAGGGCAGGCCGCCGTAGGTGTCGATCACCTGGGACATCTCCACCTTGGTTTTTTCGCTGGGGGTGTGGCCGTGCTTGGCGTACAGCTTGCCTTTGTCATGGGCCAGCAGGTCGCGGCCGATGATCGCCACCAAGTCGTCGCCGTCGCGGAATTCTTCATCGATCATCAGCGACACATCGTGCACCAGGCTGTCGAGGTTGGCGTAGTCGCCGCCCGCGCCGATCTGGATTTTGCCCGTGGTCGCGCCTTCCACCAGGATCTGCTGGGCGGCCTGCTCGCGCACGATTTGCAGCCAGCCTTTGTTCACGTCTTGCAGCAGCGGGAAGGCCACGCGATCGGTGTCGGCGGCGACCTTGATGCCGTGCCAGCCGACCATGATCCGGTCCAGAGCGATCTGGCGGCGCACTGCCGCGGTGTAGCGTTGGGCGAAGTCCTTGAACTTGGCCCAGGCATCGATGGTGGCGAACTTGAGAGTGACGTCGCTGTGGGTGTCATGCAGCTCGTAGCCCTTGCCATCGAGGCCCAGGACATTGCGCGGTTCACGGTCTTTTTTGTCGGTGTCGGTGCGGCCAGTGACGGTGCCGTTGACGCCCATCATCACCTTCTCGCCCTTGATCTCGGTCACGGGGATCACGTTGATGCGCTGCAAAAACGCCGAGGTCAGGGTGATCTGGTCGTTGAGGGTTTGCGCCAGGCTGGGCTCGACGTTGAACTCTTCGCGAGCCGATTCCACGCCATAGGTTTGGGCGATGCGGACCTGCAGCGCGTGGTAGCGCTGGCGGGCGCTGGGGCTGAGTTGGCTCATCAGTAAACGGGCTCCAGTTCTTCGGTGACAGGGCCGGTGGTGCTGGGGATGGTTTTGCCGTTGGCTTGGTTGAGTGCGGTGTTGAAGGTGTCGTGGAGTTTTTCCAGCGAGGTTTTCAGGCTGTTGAACTGCTCGGCGGTCACTTCGGCTTGTGGCGGCTCAACGGCGGCCGGCGCGGCCTGTTCCAGGCGGGTGGCCACCGCGTCGAGTTTGTCCACGGCGGCGGCGAAGGCTTCGGCGGTTTTTGGGTCCATGGGGGGCGTCTCGGGTTTGGGGGTGTGTTTGCCGCTCAACTGGTGAAACAGGCGGGTGACAAAGTTGAGGGCCGATTCATCGCCCAGGTCGGGTGGTAGCAGTTCGTCCAAGGGTTCAACGGACGCGAAGTAATTGCCGGTGTCGGCGCGTCGGGAGAAGTGCAGAGGCTGAGTGCCCAGGCTCGCCGGGTCGTCGGTGATCGCCAGACCGCGCAGGTAGGGTTTGCCGGTGTCGGCGAACTCAGGCTGGATCTCGATGCTGGTGAACAGTTTTTGCGCTTCTTTGTTGAGCTGCAGCAGCCGGTCGTTGGGCGCCAGTTTGGCGAACAGGGCGACTTTGCCGTCCTCGATGTCTTCGGCTTTTACCTCGGCCACGCTGCCGAAATTGCCCATGTAGCGGATGTGTTCGAACCAGATTACGGCGGTGTAGACGGCTGGGTCGTAGGCGCTGGCCATGTCGCGCAGGTCCTGGGGATTGATCGTGCGGCCGTCGGCGGTTTTGCCGCTGGTGGCGACACGTTTCCAGTCAGAAACAAGGGTGCGGGGCATGGGGTTGAGCGCTCGGTTTCGGTGGCGATGAGCGTCACGATAGGCACCTCAAATCCTCCGAACAAACGGTTCGATTGCGGGTAATTCCTATATCGGGTGGGTAGGAATACTGAGGATGTTGAGCGCGGGTTTACGCGGTTTTGGCTGCATAGACTGCGGTTCATGCCCTATTCGAATGAAGTCAAAGACGCGGCCAAACGTCTCTACCTGCGCCGCTGCAAACCGCGTGAAATTCAGGCCGAACTCAAGCTGGCCAACGTGCGCATCGTTTACTACTGGATCGCCAAAGGCGGCTGGGATGAACTGCTGACGGACGAGGAGCCGCTGACGGCGGTGAGCCGGCGCATTACCTTGATCCTGGAGCGGGCTGCAACGCTGGCCAAGGCGGAGCTGGATGAGCTGGACCGGCTGACCACGCTGCGCGAACGCCTGCTGAAGCAGTGCGGTAAATCCGCTGCCCCCGTGGAGCCGAACCGGGAAAAGAGCGATAAGCCCAAGCGCAAACCCAAGGCGCCGAAAAACGACATCTCTACGCTGACCGAACTGGACTTTGTGGAGAAATTCACCAGCAAGCTATTCGGCTACCAGAAAGAACTGTTCGCCGCCAAACATAACCCGCTGACCCGGCGCATTCGCAACATTCTCAAGTGCCGCCAGTCCGGCCTGACCTACTACTTTGCCGGCGAAGCGTTCATGGACGCGGTGCTGACCGGCGATAGCCAGATGTTCCTGTCGGCCAGCCGGGCGCAATCGGAGATTTTCCGTAACTACATCATCGGCTTCGCTCGGGAGTGGTTCGGGCTGGAGCTGACCGGCAACCCGATCATCCTGAGCAACGGCGCCGAGCTGCGTTTTTTGAGCACCAACAGCAGCACTGCCCAGGGCTACCACGGCCATGTGTACGTGGATGAATACTTCTGGATCCGCGACTTCGCCAAGCTCAACACCCTGGCCGGCGCGATGGCCACCCACAAAAAATGGCGCAAAACCTACTTCTCGACGCCCAGCGCGACCAGCCACCAGGCCTACCCGTTCTGGACCGGCGACGACTTCCGCCGTGGCAAACACAAGCACGCCAACAAGCCCTTTCCCGGCGAGGCCGCGTTGCGCCAGGGCGCGCTGTGCCCCGACGGGCAGTGGCGCAAGATCATCAATATCCACGACGCCATTGCCGGTGGCTGTGATCTATTCGATCTTGAGCAGCTACGGCTGGAAAACTCCGACGAGGTGTTCGAACAGATCTACCTGTGCCAATTCATCGACAGCACCCAGAGCGCGTTCAACCTGGCGGACCTGGAACGTTGCTACTCCGACCAGGCGCTGTGGACTGACTTCGACCCCGACCCCAAGGCCGAACGCCCCTTCGGCAACGCCCCGGTGTGGATCGGCTACGACCCCAGCCGCACCCGCGACGACGCCACCTGCGTGGTGGTGGCACCGCCGCTGGAGCCGGGCGGAAAATTCCGCATCCTGGAAAAACACAGCTGGCGTGGGCAGTCGT